CATAGTTTTCATTAATCCAATCATTTATCATAAGAGTATATTATATATCCCCCCACAAAAAATATTATGATTTGTATAAATAAGAATTCCATTATTTCCAAGTTTTTTTTGTGATGCAGTTATGAATGGTTGTTGAATGACAATCATATCTTTGAGCTAACTTATTTAATGTAATATCTTTGTTTTCCTCATATTCTTTTCTGATTGATATACACTTCTCCAAGTTTAATTTATTATAAGACCTTTTGCGTATGTTCTCTTCATTTGTAATCATTTCAAGGTTCTCCAACCTATTATCGGTTTTGTCTTCGTTAATATGATTGATTTCCATCTTTGGAGGTATTGGTCCAACAAATTGTTCCCATACCATTCTATGAACATACTTTGCTGTTACAGTTCCATTATCATACATCTTTATTTGTTTGTATCCGTCTGATTGAGTATACGGATTTAATTGGTATCCATTCTCATTAAATACCTCTCCTTTTTTAGTTACTGAATAATTCATTTTGTATTTATTTAATAGTTTATACCAATAAATACTTGTGAACTTGAAAAAATCCACAAATATACAAAAAAAAATTTATTTTACTATTCAGGCTTTTTTTTTATTTCAATATATTTATTAACATAACGAGTGGATTCGTGAGTATAGTGCCAACACCTTTCTCTCCCCACGAACGATAGATATGAATAGCGCCCTTAGCGGTTGGATACTAGAGTTGAAATAGCCTAATTGGAACAGGCAAATTAACCTTTATGAAAAGGTTGTTGTTTCTTGCCTACTTCTTAGCAACACCTTTTTATTCCCGATAGATATTATATTCTATCTTCATTATAAGAACAATCTAAATTATACTTTTTACAAAATTGATTATGAATATTTTTACTGGTATCATATCCAATATTAATAAAGAATTGTCTTACCATAATATAATCATCTAATGATATTGTTCCCCTATCACGGAACATATGATTCAAATTAATAGTTTTATTACTTTTCATATTATTAAATATTTTTTTTTACTTACTTGATACTTTTTTTGTTTTTGTGTATATTTATAGTATATAAACTATTAAACATTAAAAATTATGAGTAATTCAAGAAAAGAAGCATTTAAAAGAATGCAACAAATCAAATCACAAAAAATTGGTACTACTACCATTATTACCCCTCAACCAAGAAAAAGAAAGGTTAAACAAGATGAGATGTATGCGGAGATGGTAGATAGGTTTTGGAATGACGTTGAGAACAAGATGATTGACCTTTCAAGATGGAATGGTGAGGGTTCACCTTGGTTATACAGAGAATTAGTTGACTAAAGTCTTCCATATTAAAGTTGACTAATGTGGGGAGGTATAAGGAGCCTCCCCTTTCTTTTGCATCAACTTTTATTATTATTATATTTGTATATGATGTTGGCACGAGAGGGGGAGGTTTTCATTTGATGTTTAATAGTTTCTTTTTAATTTATTCCCTCCCCCTACTCTTTTTTTTTACTCATTTATTCCGTTTATATATGCCAACAAAAAAGACCTTCCTAACGAGGAGGGTCTTTTCTTTTTAATTCATTCTCAATTTGTATTATTCGTTGTTCTAATTTTTGTATCTTTTCTTTTAATGTATTTTTGTTGATATCTTTTTTCTCAATTATTCTTTTTGTATATGACATTTTATTTTATTTAATTCATCGGATTTGGATTGTCTGGTAGATTGTCTCCACATCCATATTTCTTTGGAATATAGATACCGTGAAAATAAGGGTTATTTTTATTTGGCATCATACCATCAACACCAGGATTTAAATACTCAGGGAATTGTTCCTGATTATCTCTCAAGTATTCTCTTGTTCTTTCAGCATAAAACTGAGCTGTGTCTTGAACTGACCCCCTAACATATTTCAAAGAAGTCAAATCAGTTGATGTTGACTCTTCACTTGTTGGTGTTAATACAGCTTTGTTTTTAATCTTATAATTTAATGAGGGGAATGCAAGATACACAGCATAGTTTGCTAATGTTGGTGCAATATAATCATTTAATAGTGTTTGATAATATCCCCCTATTGTATCATTAACAATCTTATCTTTTAATGTATTATAAAAATAAGTTCCAAGGATTTCTTGAATATATATGTCTTGAGCCTGAACTACAAATGGTGTTAGTTCTTGTGGTTCAACGTTGTCGTGTACCGCAGTTAATCTTTTTAATCTTGCTTCTGATATAAATAATACGTTGCTCATTCTTCTATGTTTTGTTCAAAATCTAATGTTGATGGAATTACTTTTATTGATACATTAATTCCCATTCCTCTTAATATCTTTCCAAAGTTTTTATTAATGGTTTTTTGTTTTGGTTCAATAACGGTAGACATATAATGAACATATGCTACCTCCATTTCTTGTGCATTATTTCCTAAACCACTTGACCCCTCAACTGTAAGTCCCACAAGTCTTGGTGAACTGATACGGTGTGCAGATAAGATACGACTTGCAATCCTCGTTTCTAAGACCACATAATAGTCATCGTTAGCACTATCTATGGTTGATATCTGTGGAGCTAATTCTTGACCCTCTGAGAACGTTAAGAAGAGTTTCCCTGCGTTCTGTTCAGATGCAAATGCTTCATTTAAATCTCTATGTAATGTTCTCATCTCATCAGGACTTGGTTCACCATTTGGAAAGTTGATGATGAGACCTGGACTCATTCCATTAGAGATATTAGAATTATGATAAACAGATATTCTACCATCAAGGTTAATATCGTTGACTGCACCGATATAATCAGGTAGAGGATATAAATCAACACCCGGTGAATATTGGTAGCAATAATAGATTTGTGATGCGTTATCACCTCTTGTATTTGTTTTGTCATAGGTTGGATATTCTATTGGTTTGTATTTTCTTGTATTGGCCCAATTTGAACTATAGTAATAGTGTGTAACCTCATCGTCTTCGTTTAACTTTCCACTTCTTACCTTATCAAACGGTAGATGATATATTTCAGCAATCTTATCACCCCCTCTTGACCATATAATATTTAATGAGAACCCCCCATATAATAAAAAGTCATAACTAATTTTTCTGTATATATCATCAATAGTTTCGTCATTTCTATTAACGTATGTATCACCAATCATTTCAATACCTTCTCCTACTAATGCGTCCAATTGTGAATTAACACACGTATTATGTATTGCACTTGACTGATACAATTCAATTAGTTTTTGTGGGTATAAGTTATCTTCTCCATAACTGACCCAATCTTTACCTCTTACTTCTCTGAATACTGGCAAATCAATTGCCGATAGATTAAGTATTTTAATATTTTTCATCCTCTATAATATATAAATTCTGCACCATCTTCTTGTGGTCTGGTGGCTTTATTGACATCATATGATGTATCACTCCAATCATTTATTACTTTACATAACTCAGTCGCTATTGGATTTGTAATAATAAAAAATGAATTTGTTGCTCTAAGTTCTAAAATATAATAACCTGATATATCTTCTTTATTTATTTCACTTGGTAGTGGTTGACCAAATCCATTAATACTATTCTTATCCCAACTAAAACTAACATATTGGTCATTATCATCAACCTTGGTTAGTTTTATATAAAATATACCTCCTTCCCATAAAGGTTGAAAAAGACTAAGTGAATTAGTCAAATACATATTAGAATATTGGTTTCTAAAATACAAGTAATATTCATCTGAATTATAATCTACACTACTACTTCCTTTTCTAAAAACAATATTTTTACTATCATCTGCAAAGTTAAATACCATATTTGCTCTGTTTTTACAACCTTAAATATATTTTATGCATTAATTGGCAAAGAAAAAGGGGAACACTACATTCCCCCATTTCATATATATATAATTCTGAGTTTAGCTAATGCTTAACTCATACATAGGTTGCGGAGACAACCCTGTTACTTCAATAGTGACACCTGAACGGTCACCAAATGCGGTACCTGTTTCACCGGTACTAGCGGTTACTATTGCACCTGAAGTATTACCTAAAGTCCAAAATCTATCATTCGCATCTTTTATAACAACGACAAGTCTCGTGTTTTGACCCAAGATGTTGAGAGTGTTTAATTTCTCACCTTCTAAGGTGTTAACTATAAAACTAAGAACTTGTGTGTAGAAAGCTGTTCCGTTTTCCTCACTAAACGCACCAGTCTCAGTAAGAGACGCAGATTGTCTTGGTTGTTGGAATTCAAACATACCACTACTTGTTAAGTCAGCTACAGATGTAATATTGATTGTACCACCTTGAGCGGTCAATGCTGTTGCAACACCTGTAGTTGCTGTGATAGATATGTCTTCACCTGTTGTTGAGCCAATATAGACCGACTTAACACCACCAAGTGATGAACGACAATCTAAAGTTACTCCTGTATTTAAAACACACGCCATATCTATTATTTTTTAGTTCTTAGTTTATTAGAGTTCAGCTGAGAATAAAGATGGTTCGCTAACAGCAATACCTAATCTCCATCTCATCAAACCTCTCATTTCATCGTTATCTTGTGAGTACCACAATCTGAATTGCTCAAAGTCAGAAGTCAAGTCAGTTCCCATAAACAAAGCTGAAGATGGTCCCATATACTTCTTATTACTTCCTACCAATCCTGATGATGCAACTGCGCGAACCTGTGTACCTGGTACGTAGATTTCAGTTGAACCTGGTTCAATATGGTAGTAATTCTCTTGAGTAATACCTAAAACTAACGCTCTGTAGTTCTGTGGTGACAAGATTAATACCAAGTCGTCCTGTGTGTAAGACTTATCTGGCAACGCTGAATACATAGCCTGTGCAGCTGCAACAGCTGTAGAAGAAGTCCACAAAGTAGCTGTAGCGGCTGATACTGTTCCGTTAGCAACCGTTAAGATATCAGTCAAACCACTGAAAGAACCATCACCGTTGATGATGTAGTTTTCGTTGTAGTTATTTAATTTCTTAACAAAGTGGTCAGCCAACAATTCCTCAAATGGAATAGAAGTACCTCCGTTGTATGCACCTGCAGCCAACTGTTGTGAGAAGAATGTATCTCTCAAAGTTTGAACACACTGAACAACATTTACCTTGTTATTTTTTAATGTCATCGGAACGACAGATACCGTAGTATCACCTGTAGCATTCCAACCACAATCTGCTCCGTCTTGAACGACAAAGTCAGTATCTAAAAGTGGGATATCAACTGAATTCCCCTGAAGTCCAACACGGACATTCATAAATTGAGCTAAGTTGGTTTCTAAGATTGACTTAGAAATTAGACCAAATGACTCCTGGTCTATATAACCTGAAATAGCTGTAACATCAAATCCTGTAGCCATAATTATTATTTTTTATTTTATTATTTATTTTTTCCAAAAGATTGTTTTCTCATTTCCAAAATGGTAGCCATTCTAGTATCTTGAATACTTTGTTCAGCTTTATTTAAAGCGTTCAAGTTATTCTTAATTCTTTCAGTAGCTGGTCCATCTTTGAACTCAGAGAACTCACCCTTGATTGTATTTATTTGGTTTTGTAAGTCATCAAACTTTGGAGAGAGTGCTCCAACAATTTTATTGATAACATCATCTGAGAATTGTTCAGACTCTTCTACAACAACCTCTTCTTCTGCTGGTTCTTCAATACTTACTATGATACCTTCAGCGTCAACACCGATTATAACACCCTCTGAGGTTTCGTGTAACCCCTCAGGAGCTGGTATATCCCCCTCATCTGTTACAACGAATAATTGTTTTCCAACCTCAAATTCGCCTTCGGTCTTAACGACTGTGCCATCAACAAGTGTAGTTTCAGCAAGTTTAACCTCTTCAGTGTCTGTTTCAGTTTCAAGGGCTACTTCCTCATTCGTATCCTCTACTCCTAACATAACTCTGATTTTGTAAAGTGCTTCTTGTGCAGTCATATTATTTAAATTTATTGTGTTTATTTGATTTCAAATATAAAATCCTTATTTTTCGTCAGATTTCTTTGTTTCTTTATATAATCTGACCAGTGTATATGCTATTGATATTAATAATAGTGTGATTTTTAATACAAACTCAACGTTCATAAAAGATATTGTAATGGCTCCCGTATTTAATAAAATTACTTTGTCCGTTATTAATTGTTTCATTTTACTTTTTTTAAAATGTCTTTTATATCATTTAATGTTTTTTCAGGGTCTATTGGTTTGAGTTTCTGTATAAATCCACCTGCGAGGCTAAAACCTTTAAGTTCTCCTGATTTGATACGTTCCCAAGTAGCATCATCGTTAATTTTATATGTAACATACCAAGTACCCTCTGGTAGTGCAAATCCGTATTTGTAACTTTTGTCATGCTTTATACTTTCACTTATCCAACTTTCAATCAACGTATTATCGTTGGTGATATTCTCATCGTGATTGATATCGGTATTATTATGTTTGTTCATCTTAAAGAACTTCTCAGCCATCTTTCTAATGGTCTTCTTTGTAAAATAAATATAAAAAGGTTCTCCCCCCTCATCTCTACGTAATATCATCTTATTCGGTATCATAACGGGTCCTGTAACCAATCTCTTATCTTCATCCAAATTAAATGAAAAGTTTCTCTTTTTGAGGTATGCATTATTTTTTGTTGAACCTTGAGGTGATGGTTGTCTTTGGTTATTAGACTTCATTGCCTTCTGTTCTTTGGTGTTATCGGCTCTATTTGATGCAATAATAACCTTGTTACCTGTATCTCCTTTAAACACCTCCAATTTGGTCCAATAATGAACACAGTTCGGTCCTCCTTTCCATTCTAATTTAGAATATGATGAATTACCTCTTGGACCAAAACTACTATTTAATGAAGCCATTTTATTCACCTCATCGGTTGTGAATATCTTACCTCTGTCAGCCAGTCTTAACATAGCCTTACAAAAATCTCTTTGTGCCTTTGGTCCTGAATATCTCCAATATGTTTCAGGTTTTTCTTCTTTCTTAATGGATAATCTTTTTAATATATCTAATGACCTGATTGCTGTAATAACATCACCAATCCCTGCAAACGTGTTTAAGGTCATATCTATGTACAAGTCATCCTTTCCTATATAATAACCGTTGTTATCGTCCTCAGCGAACTGTAAAGCGGTCTCTTGTTCTTCTTTGGATAAGATATGTGACTCACAATCACCTTCACAACTCATTCTAATCTCTTCCAATTTATTCTGAGCCCATCTGATACCTGAGTCACCACCCCATGCATCCCACATCAATTTTCCACATCCTTCAGAATAGGGGGTATCACTATTTTGTCTGTGTCTTTCAAACGCAGCCATTCTTGAAATTGTGTCTTCACTAATGTTTTCCCCCTTACATAACTGATGAGCTCTTTGTTTTCCAACATCAGTTCCACAATCACCCCATCCATTCTTTTCAGCCCATTCAATCGCCCTACACGCATTAGTTCTTGCACCTTCGGGATAATCATTATATGTCTCCAATTTAACCTCTTCACCTTTCCAATATGAATAACATACCGCAACCCTTTGTTCTTCATCGGGGAACTCATCTTTTAATTTACTCATACATCTACCAATAAATTCATCTTCTGTTTCTCCACCTCTTGGTTCCACAAATTGTTCTTCACTAAAATACATAAAATCTGTTTGGATAGCCGGAGCATCCACAAGGGAAACTATATCTACTCCGGTATCTTCAAATAACTCGTCATCAAGTTGTTCGTCATCAATATCTAATTCTACTATTCTATCTATCTTTTCGTCAATCATAATCTTGAAAGGTTTTCTATTTGTTGATTAGCCTGTTGTGCATCTGTGACTTCAGTAGCGACAACATACGCTCTAATTGGTTGTTCTCTTGCATCTCGTCCTCCACCTAATTGTATATCTTCACCTTGTGTTGTTGTTGGCAATTGGAACTGTGGTGTAGACCCTGCGGATATACTTGGTGGTGGTGGTCCATCTTGTGGTGTATTACCTTTTGATTTTTTTAATTTTGCTATACTAGTAGCTGCGATTGTAGCTAAAGCAATTCCCGTTCTTATATTAGTTGCTGCGTTAGCCGGTACTAAATAAGCGGGACCAGCGGGACCTAATGTTGCTGCGTATGCTGCGTTTGTGGCTTTTTCTCTTACTGCATTAACAATAACTTCAGCCGCTGCGACAGCTTGGTCAACAAGAAATAATGCGTTTTGTATCTTTTCGTTTTCACCAGCCAATTGTGATATTGCAGCTATACCACCCCTAAACGCCGCAAGTTTCGCATCTTGTAATGATTGTTCAGCTGCAAGTATATTTTGTGATACCTCTTTTTCTCTTGCTTCTCTTTCTTTGTTTTCTTGTTCTTGTTCAGCGGCTCTTTGGTCAGCGTATTCTTTACGGGTCTTATTTCTTTGTTCTTCAAATAACCTTTGAGCTTCTAGTATTTGTTCCTCTGATGCTTTTTGTAGTCTTAATTCTCTTATGGTTGCTTCCTCGGCTATTCTTAAACCTTCAATTGCAGCTTCCTCTTCATTTTCTACATTCTCAAGTCTAAGAGCATCTAATGTATCATTTATAGATTGTTTTCTATCTACCTCCTCTTGGTCTAACTCTCTTCTTAACTGTGCTGACTCCAAATATACAATAGATGCTTCTTGTTCCCTTGCGATACGTTCGGCTGTAGCCGTTGCAAGTTCAGCTTCTAATTCTCTACGGTCTTCATCATTTTTTGTTAAAGCTAACTTTTGTTTCAGAAGTTTTTCAGTTTCTTGTGCTTCCAATAAAGCGTTTTCAACTAACTTTTCATTAGCTGATATAACATTCTCAAGTGCTTCACTTCTTTCATCGTATGCTCTTGTTGTATCTTCACTAATCTTCTTCTGTTCTTCTAAGTCTTTGGTGAGTTGTGCATTCTGTACTAACAATTCATTCTGTAAAGCTGCAAATCTATTGTTTGCATCAACCAAATTGTTTGTATCCTGAATTACTTTATTGATTTCATCACCTACCCCCTCAAATGCTTCAGTGGTTGCATTTACAACACTTGTAACACCTTCTACCACATCTTCTAATCCTGATGCTTCATATGCTATTTTTGTAAACGCATTACCCGCAGCTTCAGCGGCTCCACTAAAGTCACCCTCAAATAATTTCTTGAATGCTTCACCTACAAATCCTAATCCATCTACTAGTGCAGTAAACCTGTCTTGTATATTCTGTTTTATGAGATTACCGAAGTTTTTAAGGGACTCTACAGGGTTTGTAAATAAGTTTGATAGTATCTCACCTATTGGTTGTAATAAGATTAATATACGGTCAAATATGACCCCTAACGCAGCTGTGGCACCTTGTAGTATCTTTGCTCCCGCATCAGTCTTTTTAAACCATTCTACCAACTGAGCAAACGCTGTCAATAACAGTCCAATACCTGTCGCTGCGATTGCACCTTTGAGTGCTCCAAATGCAGCTTTACCTTTTTTACCTAATGATGTTAAGAACCCCCCACCTTTCTTAGATGCCTTACCTGTTTCTTCTATTTCATCGTTAACATCTTTCTGTTCTTTCGCAACACTCTTAAGTGCGTCACTCAATTCGTTGAGGTCTGTAATATACCCGTCTACCCCTTGAACTTTAAAAAATATATCAACTTCTTGTTGTGCCATAACCTTAAATATAATTTTTACCTATTTAGTAATTTGATGAGGTCTACCTTCACTGAAGCTTTCTCACCTAAGGGGACATCATAAATTTTTTCAACGTAGTAATACGTATCCTTAACAAATATCACATCATCAAAACTGAAGTCTATCAAATCCTGTGCATTCAATACAAAGTATGCTGTAACACGTCTAGCCCATTTGTCATATAAAGAATTTATATATGAAGACCAATATGCCGTATAAACTGAAGCACCCTTATCTGTATCTTGTAATCCAAATTTGATATATCCATCTTCTCTTTGCCAGTTTAAGTCAAGTGTTGATGGTTGTATTGGAAAATCCTCATATGGACTAACCATCGGATAATTTGTAAATCCTGATGCAACCCCCAAATCATTTTCCATATACCAATCATCATTTCTTGCGGGTATTGTACCAGTATTTTTTATACCATTATAATACAATAAATGTTTATTACCAACCACTGGTTCGTGTAATACACCAGTATCTTCTGCACTATGTGTATGTAATTGAGGTATGATTGTATTATCCATACCATTTGTATCCTCTTTTGCCCCCTCTATTTGCATTACAGGTACAGGTATAAGATTGGTCTCAATTGTTCTTTCACCATTCAATAATTCATTATTACTGATAACTCGTAATGTACCAAATGGTTCTTCATATTGGTCTTGATATAATGTATTAAGATAATCACCACCCTCACTATCTCTATATTCTATTTTAGAAACTTGTGTATAAAATAGGGGACTAATTTTAAAGTCTTTTGAGACATCCAATTTATCTGTCCAATCAAACTCATCACCTGATGCAATATATGTTGCCCAAGGTTCTATAATAAAGTTAGAAGAGTTATTTTTGTCAGGTGCAACAACCAATCTGAATTTGGTAATGATATCTCTAACAAAATCTATCTTTTTATAATCATTTGAAAGTAATGGTGCAATTGCTATTTGACCAGGTGCGTCAAGTACTTCTAATTGTCCATCATAATATAAAGAATTAGTAAAACTTGAGGTAAATCTTGTATATATTTCAGCATTAGCTGGTAAACTAACAGAAAAAGTATCAGATAATATTACAATCATTTCACCTTCGGGACCTTGAGGCTCAAATGTATCACTAACATTATCTAATTCTGTCGTTGAACCTAAATAATATCTCATTAATCTAAGTGTTACACTTTCAGGTGTTGGTGAAAATCCATCAGCATAAAAATTGTATTTAAATGTATAAGTACCAGCTTGAGGTACAATATATCTTTCACCATCAAAATTATTGCTAGGGTCTAATAATATATTATCTAATATAATATCTTCACCAGTACTAACACCATATCCTTCAGCTAAACCTGTATTTGATAAAGCTTCATTTGTTATGCTAGCTTCATTACCAAAAGCTGATAGATACATTTGATTAAATGTTGAACCTGTATTGATAAAATTAGATGTATATGTAAAACCTGCCTCATTAAAGATTGCATCCCATACAGCTTTAGCTCTAATCATAGGTTTAAATCTCTCCCTTTCTAACTTATTTGAACTATTGGTAAATGGTTTTGAATGTGATGGGTGAGACGTTCTTATCTCCCCCTCAATAGGGTCACCATCTTCATCATAAGTGTTTCCGTGGTCAATAAGGGGATAGATTACATCACCATTCAATAATCCATCAGTTGCCGCACCTTCGGGATATGCCTGCCAACTATCAACAACATTTTGCGATGTTAGGTCGTGGTCATAAGCAGATAAGTCTAACTCATTCAGAGTACCTTCACCAATAGAAGTTGCAAGAGAACGTACCGAACCAAAAAAGATGCATTCATAATCTATTCTTTCATTCTCTCTTGTAATGTAGATATTGTTTAACCTTAATTCACCCTGTCTAAATAATGCACCATCAATCATAAGTTGAGCGGGTATCTTAACCGTTACATCAAAGTCTTGACCATTAATATCAAAAGCCGTCTCAAAGAATTGAGAATTATTTGATGTTGCAGGTACTCTAAATGTTCTGGTAAATTCAGAACGTGTTGAAGTATCAGTTATATCCTCAATTGCAAAGTTTAACTTTGGTGGGTCAAACTCATATAAGTCCAAGTATACATCACCAACTCTTATTTGTACCATTATCCTCTTTGTGAATTGATTTTATGTGACATTCTAAACCTAACTGTGTTTTGGAATAATTTGTCTTTTCTAAATGTTCTTTCTGTCCACTGGTTATCTTCAAGTATTACTGAATACCATTCACTCTCCCCCTCAAATCTAACTTTAACATCAGGACTTAAATAAAGGTTTTTAAGGAACTCTGCCTCCAAATCTGATAGATAACCTGTATTGATTGTATATCTTTCTTCTAAGGACTGTGAGAACGTCTTCTCCCCCCTATCATAAGTGTTTACATCATAGTCTTGAGATGACCAAGTTCCCTCAAGTTGTTCATACGTATTTCTTGTGATATTAACATTATAATCTTTTCTCTTTCTAAATGTAAAGTAGTCTCTTACACCTAATGAATTTAACCAACTTACATCAACAATATCAAAGTCATTACATTCCCCTTCCTCAACATCAAATCTATATACGTGATTAACGGGTTGAGACCAATATGGTAGACTAGCATCAAGACATCCTGAGTCATTAAGTGTAAATGTTCCAACAAACCAGTGTGTAGCATTACTTGTATCACCGGTATACATATTATGACCACACTGAACAGATATTACATCGTAGGGGTATACATTATATGATGTTCCTGATATATCTGTATTTGGTCCCCCTCCATTTGATATAATATTCTCAATATAAAAATCATCCAATTGAGAAGTACCACTCATAATGGTTATTCTAAATGCTTTAATCGTTCTACGAGTATCATCAATTGTCCCGAATATTGGATTTGTTATTCTATTGAGATAACTTATAGTTCTTTGGTGGTTCAAGTCAGTTGGAACTTTTTGTGTATATATTCTTTTACCTTGTGCCCACGTTGGTGTTTCACTACTAGTATCTGTTGTATAATCACCTGTCCAATCGGTTAATGCAAACTTTGGTGATACAGCTGCAGGACATCCCAATATTTCTGTTATTATTGGAATATGATTAACAACCCCTGCATTCCAATTTAAGTCATAAAACTCTTTTCTACCCCCTATTACACAATAAGAACCAGTTGAACCTGTTGCCCATTCATCTCTGTCAAATACTCCATTTATTTCGTGTCCTACCTCACCAACAAATCTAAATGTTTCGTATCTACCGTCAGTAATACCTGTGATAGATTGTAACTCAGGATTTGGAGTTGTATAATTTTTTAATATATTCTGTAAGTCAAAATGTGCTGTCGCTGAGGGGTTCTCAAATTGTCTTAATGTTGCAACCTGTGTACCACCAGTCGTTCCTGAGAATATATTCAGTCCAAACTTAACTTGGTCTGTTGCACCCCCCGTATCTTCAAGCGTGAATATATTCTTACCAAACGATAAGTTAAAATCACTTGGTGTATTTCTTAATTGTGCATTTGGAGTTGGTCCCGCCATTATTCATATGGTTTTTCTAATATATTTATTATTGCTTCTGTAATCTCTTCAGGATAGAACCTACGTGCATCAATACCAGCGACATATTTTGAGTCAGTCCTTGAACCAAACCTATATCCCACTTCTTCACCAAATGCTTCAGCAACATCGGGGGTTAATCCAAATGCACCTTTACGTTTTCTTCCATCAACACCGAAAGAGAGAAAGTAACCATAGACCAACATAGAGACTTTAATTGAGTCTTCACCTGCAGTCACACTCATAGATTGTCTTAAGTTCCCTGTACGGTTCTTAAAATCCCCTCTTTGGAGTTGTGATTGTAACTCTGCAGCAATCTTTACTAGTTCACGGGGTATCGTCTTTTCTGTATAATCCGTGACCTCTAATATCTCATTTACTAAGTCTTCTATGTTGTCCGTTACTGGCATTACTTTTCTTCTTCTTTGTCTTTACCTATCCAAGACCAAACAAAACCTGTGATTGTGATTATAGCTCCAACAACCTCAGATAAGATTGCTTCGTCTATGATACCTGATGTTACAAGGTATCCCCCTACAAATGTTAATATGTGTCTTAATAGACCTTGAATTTTTTCGTTCATAATTTTTAATATTAATTTTTTCATTTATACTATTCTAATTCTTACTGCTCCGTTATCGTGATATAATTGACCTAATTGGACTCCACCAGCAGCCGCAGCAGTATCTCCACTAAAGTTTAATGAAGCGTAATTTGTAATTCTGACATTTGGCATAACTACTTCGTTATCCTGTAATGTAGATTGACTTGAACCACCTAAAATAACACAATTAGTATTAGATATAGTATTATTCGTTCCACCAAGAAGAGCATTATGATTTCCTGCGGTTATTCTTTGATAAGCTCCTCCCTGAATAAAATTATAAAAACCACTACTTGATAGATTAGATGTAAATTGTGTCCCTATCATAGCATTACCATAACCACCACCTGATATAGTTCCCATACCGATTAAGGTATTATAAGAACCATTTGTTATTTGACCTTGAAGTGTTCCAATTAAGATATTAGTGCCTGTCGTATTAGTAGATGATATTTTAGAATTATTACTACCTGCGAACGCTCTATTATATGGATGGTCTGTTATTGTTGTATTAGAACTAACCAAATTAAATGTTTCGTTCGCATTAGAGGTAAATACCTCACCTTCTAAATTTAATTTATCAACATAAGTAGTATTAGCACTTGCCCCTCTACTCGTTAATGAATAATATGGAACTATACTCTGTGAAGCGTCCCCTTGTTTAAAAGCACCACCAGCACCTGATAAAAGTGTGGATACTTTAATTTTACTTGTTGTCGTCTCTCCACTATCAACTATGGCTAACAAATCATTATCTGTTATGCCAGTTTGTAGTGGTAATTGAGGTATTGTTTTATTAGCCATTTTTTTATTTTATTATAAATCAATTATGGTTGCCGTATAACCCATCGCTTCCAACTGAAACTTAACATATTCATTCGCATATAATAATATGTCTGTTCCATCAGTTGCTCTATCATAATCAACTATGAATTTTAAACCATCCAAGTTTATGTTTGGTGCTCCATTAATATATGCTTCTTTACTCGCATAAAACTTTGGAGTAGCACCTACTTGTTTACCATCATTAGACAACCAAGCTTCAGTTCTACCATATAAAGAGTTTGTTTGTAGTCCTGATGATAAAACTATGTTTCCTGTTATTTCTAAAGCCATTTTGTTTGTTTTTATTTATTTATTTTATTTATTATAATGGGAACCAATCAATAAAGTCGCCCCCTTGAGTTATTATTAAGTCACCATTCTGTGCTTCAATATGATAGAATACAGGAGATGGTGTTGGTGTTGGTGTCGGAGTACTAGTATTTGTAGGGGTTATGGTTGGTGTTGCAGTAACACTACTTGTCGGAGTTTGAGTATTAGTAGGTGTTATTGTTGGAGTAGAAGTAACACTACTTGTTGGTGTATTTGTATTTGTTGGTGTTATGGTTGGAGTAGATGTGCTAGTTATTGTTGGAGTTACAGTTGGAGTATTTGTACTAGTAGGAGTAGGGGTTTGTGTACTAGTACTAGTAGGTGTAGGAGTAGGAATTACAAGACTAGCTGTTGGTGTTATTGTTGGAGTAGGTGTATTTGTAGAAGTAGGTGTTGGAGTATTACTTGGTGGTGGTTGTGGTGCACTTGTTGGTTTTGGTTCAGGGTCAGTACAATCAGTTTTAAAGATATATACATTACCTGTTCTATCGGCTGAGTCATTAAAGTCAAATGTCTTAACCCACCCCTCATCAGGTATAATCCATCCATTATTACTTGTTGTGTTTGCATATGATACAGCATCTTGTAATTTTTCATATACAAATACTGATTGTGTTGCCCCACATTCAAAGGTGGTACCATTACTTTCATAGGTTATATAATATCCACTTGGATATGGTACATTACTAGATGATGCAGTGTCAATATATATCATCATAGGATATATGGGGTCAACATTTCCAAATACATTTTTTTGTTCGTCAGTAATAAAATATGCATATCTGTTATCACATACAAATTCAAAATAATCAATAGGTGCACGAGTACCAGTACCAGCAACAGTATTGTAATCATCTTCTTTATATTGCCAGTATCCCCATCCTCCAAACTTATATGTTGTATTAAAATAAGGTACTCTTGTTTCACTAAAATCTCTTGCAACAAGACAATAATCAGGGTCAGCAATTGGTGAGTTACATGCATCCAATATAGTTGGATATGTTACAGTTAAATTACAAGTTGCCCCCACAACATCATCTTGGAAACGTTCTTTGAATGGTGTGAATGTAAAAGGTTCTTGTATTTCTACTAAGGGGTCAATAAGTGTGTTATTAACTCTTGCAATAATATCTCTGAGGTTATCAATACAATCACTTTGTTTTTTGATAATAGATATTTCATCATCCAATGCTTGTGTCATACAGATGAGGTTAAAGTTGAATGAACTTACTTTATCATTACTACTGACACTAACGGGGTTTAAAAAGATATATGGATAATATGGTGCCTTACCATCATCGGGGGTCATAATATCTGAGATATCCCCATATCCAAACTGATTAACAAAAAAGTGTCCTTGAACCTTCTTTTTAAATACGTCTATTATTTCTTTGTAAGTCATTCTTCTTGAGTTCTTCTTTTTGTTTTTCCATCTTATCTTTATTCCAAGCTAACCAGTTGAACGCAGATACTAATGGTTTATCAGTAACGTTATCAATCATTAAAAACTTTCCTTCAGCTAAAGTTAATATAATATCATACCATATCTTTTTTATATCAGTTGTGGTTTGTTTAATTTCACTTTCCGCATATCCATCTCCTTCACCTCCAAATAAATTGGTATAATTTTTATATAGACTGTTTCTATAAGATATAAAGTTTTGTATACCTGTCCATACACCTGATATCATAAAATCTTTTGTTGGTTCTACCCCCCATAATAACCTTACAATATCTTTAATTGACTTATTTATACCTTCCGATAGGTATATCTCCATATCTATAAATTTACCTAATGTAATACCTTGTAAATTAATGTATTGTCCTCCTTTGTATTCTTTGTTAAGGGGTTGGTGTTCAGGGTATAACATAACATATACAAATGATATTAGTAACTCTATTGTTTTGTCAGGTATTATATCAACCTCATCATATGGTATACCAAACGATAATGATATAATTTTTTTATGATTAAATGATACACCAATATCATACTTGGTTATTTCTATCCACTGGTCTAATGTTAAGTCCTCTGGTAGATTATATTCATTATCTTTGATTACAAGTGTATACATACCTCTAAATATATTATCTTATCCAATTGTATTTCCCCCTACTCTTCATAGTCTTCCTTGCATAATTGGTTATTGCTAAAGACATAACACAGTCATCGTGTAACCCTGTAGGAGCTCCATATTTGATTTGTCTTGTCTTCGATGAGTATTCATATGTAAATGAATTTAACTCGTTATATAAGGGGGCAAATAGCTTCTGAGATGGTATTGTTATATTCCCCTCATTAAAGTCCAATATAAGTCCTTCTATTATTTCTTGTTTACTTTTACTAGTAGTTATAAAAGGTTCAGTTTTATTGTATCTTTTCTTTACTTGTTCATATATTACATCGCCTATACTATTTGCCTCAATTAACACATATGCATTACTATGTTTAGCTAATTCAACAATATCGTTAATAATATAATTCCATTCTTGTTGTCTAGCTCTATATATCTCAATTACTTGACCTTCCATATCCATTAATGTACATACGGTATAGTCTTCTTGTCTACCTAAGTCAACCCCCATATATATTGTTCCTTTAGATATGGGGTATTGGTCAAATGTTTTTATATTTCTAAAAACCTCTCCTCCACCTTCTATGAACTCAGCAAGATATTCTTGTCTATAGACGTTTTCAGGTAGTGTCTTTCTACTATCTTCTATCTCCTTAACATCGGCATAGGGATTGTCCATAGATGTCCCCTTATAACTCTTATATTCATTATGGTCATCTGATATACCCATCTGATATAATTTATAAAACCAATTTTTACCTTTTGGAGTAGACAAGAACAAACACTTCTTTCCCCTTACTAGTAGGGTAGGTTTTATTGCTTCCGTCCACGCTTCCTCTTTGATGAATGCAGCCTCGTCAATAATACAATAATCAATAGTATAACCTCTAATATTATCATAACGTTCTGCACTTCTAAATATAATTTCTGACCCGTTTTTTAAGGTTATTATGTTTTCTGAATAATTGCAACTATCCACAATACCAGTATCCACCAAAGCTTTGAATAATTCCTTCTGTACTTTGGTAGTTTGACTGTATACTGGTGATACCCATAAAATCGTTGATAAGGGGTTATTTATTGACCAATCAAGTACTAAGTTCATTGCCAGTAAAGACTTACCTGATTGACGACCTATTGCAACGATATGATACTTATGAGGACTTCTTATCCCCTGTATTATCTCCTGTTGTTTCTTCGTCGGTGTTATCCCTATTAGTTTCTGTTCCAAAATCAAATATAACTTTAGTTAATGGTTTGTCTCCCCCTCCTGATAATTCAGTCCTTTGGAGTTTTGGTAGTATAAAATCAGAATATCTTTCCACTATTGATAATGCTTTCTCAGGATTGTCTTTTGCCACTTGTTGTAACCACTTCTGAATATCAGGCAATGACGACTCTATTAGAGCTTGGAATGCAAGTCTAATTTCTTCTGTGGTTTTGTTTACTGACCCCTTTCTTCTTCCTTTGGGGTTTCCTGATTGTCCTTTTTTAAATGGCATTGTTGGTAGTTGTACTTATCAATAAATATAATTTTATTGTAAAATGAAAAACATACTCAACATCGCCCCTATTGTATATCCTATTGAAGAGGATAATGCTAAGTAAAATCTACCCTTCCAAGTCTTTTCATCTGCTACATAAGCAGCAAATGGTAGTGCTATAAATGGTCCTAAGAATGCCCATAACATAGTTGCTGCCATATCTTTATCTGCAACAGAACTAATATACATCGTGCTTCCTATCTCAAGTAATAGTGCTGAAAAAAATATGATTATGTATTTATTCATAGTCATATTCTTCTTTTAAAATGAAACATACACTATTTCCGGCTTTACTGTAGGTAGTTGACATCTCTTGGATTAGAGTAATCATAAGGTTATATCTTTCTTCGTTTGTTAAATTATCCATAGTATTTTTCTTTTATTGTTCTCATTATGTTTAAGTGACACCCCCCACAACTACCGACTCTTCTA